CGTCGACACATTACTTGAAACTCAAATGGCTACTACAAACCAAACCACAGGAGCTGCGGGCCCTCGCATGGACTCGACTCTAATCAATTTCTGGGATGATGAGACCTTGGACGACAGGAACGCACGATTGAGAACGACAATTCCCGAGAGGCCATCTATTACGATCAATCTGCAAGTAGTAACCGGCGGACAAGAGACTCTAGCTTATCTCGCTCTCCAGATCCGCAAGAGTCGCGACAAAGGGGTCGTTATGAGGGCTCTCGCGTCGGCAATCGCAATTCTGTTTTCGGAAAAGACTGTCAATTACACAGGTTCTGCAATGACTCCTGTTCCCTTGACAGGACTTGACCCTATCGTGGACGACAATGTGCCGGGCACGCAAGTCATAACCACAAATTTCATCGACGCGTCCGCAACTACCGTCGACGAAGTACGTAGTCTGCTCGATTGTGACTCTGAGGAGCTTGGCGCCTATTTCGGCGTTCTCTGCTTAGCAGGTGTCAAGGCATTGACCGATAGGAACAAGACTGCCTTCAACGAACGCAGAGTTAACGCTGTGAAGGCTGTAACAGTCGAGGAGCTCAGGATTTTTACACCGGATTCCTTGTTCCTGTCGGACATTGTTCTTAAGTCTGTATACGCAGCCTTCAACTCGTGGCAACCGGTGAGGTGTCATCTCATTGAACGAGCTGCACTCAAGATGGGTCAGGTGTATATGGGTCCGACTGCATCCTTTGCGACGATGTTTCTACTTCTGCAGGACCAGGGTATGAGCGCTCTTAGGATCATCAAGGAGGCAGTGAAGAAGTATCCTTGGATTCGAACAGAGTTTCCAGAACTTAATCCAGAACTAGTTGCAGCCCAGAATGGAATCCGAGCGATTAGCACCGTTGAGACTCCTGGATTGCGTCCTTTCATCAAGGCCATCTGGGGATCCAATTTTGTACCAGTGCAATACTCAACTATTAACAACTTGTTGGGGGTATGCAAATACGTAATGGTTGAAACAACACCATCCTACGAGAATTATGCTGGCGGCGCCAGAGTCAGCAATATACATGAACAAAGAATCCGAGAGCATATCGGCATTTCCACTCGCACAATTGTCGGCGCCGTCGCGACCCAAGAGTAGTTGATCACCCAATTAGGTACGTTTCCTAGAGACTGTCTTTACTGTCTATCTTACTCTCTAGCCTACGTTATTTAAAGAAACTAGGATTAAATCATGAGTCTCGAACCACTGTTTGATATCGACGACGCGGCCGACTTTGAGGCCCAACTTAACATCGATGATGAGGATATTTTCCATTCGTCTAAGCTTTTGGCACCAGAGAAGAGACTTTCTTCGCCGATTACGGATGGACTTACTCGTAGAGTGGATAACATTACTAAGCAGGCCTGGGAGAAGGCGAATTTGCCCTTCAACGATATTGCATCGAGTAGCCGTCGCATTGCAGCCTGCACCGACTTCTTAAGAGATAATCCTGAGCACAACTTCTCGAATATCAAGCAGCCACTGCTTCAATTCTCCAAGATGACTGAACACTGTTTAACACGACCTCTAATCATTACACCTCACGTATATCCCACGCTACTCCGCATGGGAATCTACCGACTGTCTCGGCTCCATGATGATTATGATCTTG